GCCGACGCGGCCGCTGTGGTTTCGGAAATCGGATGCCGTGAAGTTCACGTACACCAACACGAACTCCAAGCAATGGGGGCTGGAGGTCATTTACCGTTGATAAAACGCCGAATTGAATCGGCAAGGATCGAGCCGCCTGAAAGGGCGGTTCGACCCCGGCCGGAGCCAAAACGCAAGCCGCGTGAAGAAAGGAAGCGAAAGTGGCCCTACAGCTGGTTACGGCGCCCACGGTCGAGCCGGTAACAGTCAGCGACGCGAAAGATCATCTGCGCATCGATGACGATAAAGATGATGTGCTGATCGAATCGCTGATTACCGCGGCGCGCGAATGGGCGGAAAAGTATCAAAATCGAGCCTATCTCACGCAAACATGGGATCTCTTTTTTGACGATTATCCTGCTGAGCCGTTTTCGCTGCCTAAACCGCCGCTGCAGTCCGTGACGCACATCAAGTATTACGACACGGACGAAACGGAAACCGAGTTTAGCTCTGATTATTACCAGGTGGATACGGCAAGCTTCAAAGGCCGCATTGCCTTGGATTACGGCCAGGAATGGCCTACTACAACACTTCGGTCCATGAATGGCTTTGTCGTGCGTTTCATAGCCGGCTACGGGGATGATGCTTCCGATGTTCCGGAAGCGGTCAAAACAGCCATCAAGATGATTGTTGCCGAGCTCTACGAGAATCGGGAAGTCAGCGATATCCGCACGCATTTCGAAGTGCCGTTTGCGGTAAAGAGCTTGCTGGGTCTCGAAAGGATTTGGCCGCTGTGAAAGCAGGCAGGCTCAGGCACCGTGTGACAATTCAGCAGCGCGATACTTCCTCGACCTGGGAAACGGAGGATAGCTGGACAACATATGCGACGGTTTGGGGCGCGATCGAGCCGATCCGCGGCCGCGAGTTTTGGGATGCGAGCAAGGTGAATTCCGAGGTTACGGCCAGAATCACCATTCGCTACCGATCGGGAATAACGTCCATGATGCGCGCTGTAGCAAACAGCAAAACGTACGGGATTGTGGCCGTTATTCCGGATGAACGCAATGCGGTGCAGCTGCAACTCATGGTAAAGGAGCTGAATTGATTGGCGCGGAAAAACGTAACGCTGAAGCGAGTCAGCAAAATCGCTTGGACCGAAAAACTTACCAATGCGACGCTTCGGCATGCGTTTATCGAAACGATGCGCATTATGCTGCCAAAGATAGCCGAGGAGGCGCAGCGGCGCGTTCCCGTGCGGACGGGGAAGCTGAAGTCGACGATCAAGTGGGATATCGATGAGGCGAATTTGACCGGGTATGTAATGGCGGGAGGAAAGCAGGCGTTCTACGCGCATTTTCCGGAGTTCGGCACGATCAGCATGGCAGCCGAACCGTATCTCCGGCCGGCGCTCGATAAGTACCGGCGGGATATCGTTGCCACCTACAGAGACCAGCTGAGGAGAACCTTGAGTGGCTAGCACGCTCATAGAGCAGGCACTTTACAACTACCTTCTCGCCCAGGAAGCCGTGACTACAGTGTTCGGTTCGCGGCTCTATTTTGTCGAAGCCGACCAGGATACGGCTAAGCCCTACTGTGTTTTTTTCGTTGTCTCGGATCCGCATGCCGCGGCCTATTTCGACAAAATCCATGCCGGCCAGGCACGCATCCAGTTTTCCATTTTCGACAGCGACAAATACGTCCCACGGAACGGCGCCAAAACGATCCGCGACGAGCTGCAGTATTACCGCGGCGCCATGGACGAGTTTAATGTCGAAAGGATTGTTTGCTCGGGAATCATCAACGGTCCCCGGGTCCGGAAGGACATCTACCACTTTATGTTCGATGCTTTTGTGGAGTATTGGGAATGACGCTGGATTGGACTCGCAGCTATCAGGACATCGGCAATAACTTCGGCTACTCGACTCACCAGAAAATGCTTTGCCAGGCTCTGAAGGCCGCCGGCGTGCGCATCGATTCCCGAGCTCGCGTCGCCGTGCATATCACCACGCCCTGGCACTTCGAGCCGGATCCGGCAAAGTTCAACGTGCTCTATACCATGTATGAAGGCGAAAATATACCGGATGCCTGGCCCGAGCCGATGAACAAAGCCGATTTGATTGTAGTGCCGAGCTCGCACAGCAAAGAGGTTCTCGGCCGTTACACGGATCTGCCGATCGAAGTCTGCCTCGAGGGCGTGGATCCGCGGCTCTATAAGTACCACGTGCGGGAGCATCCTCGAGACAGAATGTTCACTTTTCTCTGGATTGGCGCCACGAATCCTCGCAAAGGTATCGCGCATATCAAGGTCGCCTGGGAATACTGGTACAAGCTGCATCCGGAGGTCGCTCGCAAAACGCAGCTGATCATGAAAACGACCGTTGCCGGCTGCCGCCAGGAAGTGGTCCAAGCTCCGGACAACGTCTACATCGACACGCGCGTGCTGCCGCTGCGCAAGGATCCGAAATCCGATTGGCCCAGCCTGCCTGAGCTTTACTGGTTCGCGCACGCTTTCCTTTGGCCGACCATGGGAGAAGGTTTCGGCCTGCCGCTCGCCGAGGCAATGAGCACCGGGCTTCCTTGCATCTACACGCCATACTCCGGGCCGAATGATTTTCTGTCGGAACGCGAAGGCTATCCGGTGCGCTTCAAGATGGACGACGTCGTTATCAACGAAACCAACATCGGCTGCATCCATAAAACGCGGATGGCGAATCCGGACACCGGCTCGATTATCGAGCGCATGCTCGAGATCTATACCGATTACGAGGCCGCTCTCGAGCGGGGGCTGCGCGCTGCGGAGCGGGTGCGGCGCGAGCTTACCTGGGATATTTCGGCCAGGCGCTTCATGGAAATCATTGAGCAGTACACCGGGCCCAAAGCAAGGATGATCGCATGATAGGATCCCGGGATTTGATAGCCTTTCTCCACGTTCCCAAAACTGGCGGATCCACGATTATCCATCACCTGGCGCGGCAAATGCCCGGGCGGTACTGCAATCTCGATTGCGAGCTCGGCCAGAAGGTGCCGGATCAGGATACTGTCTTTGTGCAGGGCCATCGCCTGGATTGCAGCTTCCATGTCAAATATCCGGGCCGCAAGGTGCGCTACATGACCGTGCTCCGGGATCCGGCCGCCTGGCTCGTTTCGATCTACCATCATGACATCAGCCGGCGAAAGATCAATGCGAGCTTCGAGAATTGGTACGAGGGCGGCGCCAACTCGATCTATCCACTCGAAGCCAGGCGAAACAGGCTGTATGAGTGGTGCCGTCGCTTTTGGCTGCAGAATCAAGGGCAGATGCCTGAGATCAAAGATTTTATCAGCCGCTGCTGGCTTGCGACCACAACGGATTATCTGGATGCCGATTTTGACTGGCTATGCGAGGGGCTCGGTATCGCGAACGACTGGCAACGCAAACGCGCTGCCGGCGAATACGATGAAATAGACGGCAAGCTGATCCGGAAAGTCTATTCATTGACCGATGCGATGCGAGCTCGGATCTATCAAGAAAATCCGCTGGACCTGGAGCTCTACCTGTTTGCCAGGTCGAAGCGGAAAATAAGGACGTGTTATGAAATCGACCAAGCAGTCGTATAAGGCGCTCAACCTGGGAAGCGGCGACCAGCGCATGCCGGCCGCCGTCAACGTCGATATGAGGCCGTCGACGGGCGCCGAAGTGATCCATGATTTGAATGAGTTGCCCTGGCCGTTTTCCGACGAGGAATTTGATTGCGTTTACGCGCTGGATATTCTCGAGCACCTCGACTCAGTGGTCGACACGCTCGAGGAAATCCACCGGATATTGAAGCCCGGAGGCGTGGCCGAAATCAGGTATCCGCATTGGCAGAGCGAAAACTCTTGGATCGATCCGACGCACAAATGGCACCTGCACGAGCGCAGCTTGAATTACTTCGATCCCACCACGGAGATCGGGAAAAAATACGGATACTATTCCGAATGCAAATTCAAAATCCTGGACAATCTTCGGAGCGGCCAGGAAATTATCGTGAAAATGGAAAAGACTGCCAAGGGCAAGGAGGACTAAGCTATGGCATTTGCATGGGGAGGACAGGACGGGTCCATCAAGAGGGCCGGTGTGGCGGTAGGTCACATCGACACCTGGGAAATGACCGCGACCGCAGGAGAAGCCGAGCACACCGCGCTGGGAGACAAGGACGGCAAATACATCTATACCAAGCGCGACCACACCGGCCGAGCCGGCGGCACGCTGGACCTGGACGACACCGGCCAGGCCGCGATCGTGGACATGTTTATGAAGCCGGGCACGCTCAGCCTGGTAGTGCTGGAACTGGTCAACAGCGGCGCCTACAAGTTTTACGGCAGCGCGCTTATCAGCAACGTGAGCGTCGGCGTTCCGCTCGAGGACAAGCAAACAATCAGCTTCGATTTCAAATTCTCGGATGGCGTCTACCGGGCCAGCTCATAAGGAGGCCTCATGAGAGTCGCTATCGCCAAAAGGGGAGAGTTTGTTCCCGAATGGAATGGCAACAGGGATCTGCCGGAAGAGGAGCAAATCCGGATCGATTACAAGTTTCTTTCGTACGAAGAGCGCAGCATGCATCTGAAAACCAAGCCAATCCGGATGCAGATGAAAGACGTGGACAATCTGGATGGTGCGCTCGCCGAAATCGAATACATTCAGGACAAAAAAGGCATCGCGCTCAAATCGGACGTCCACGTCCACAATCTCGAAACCGAAGACAAGGATACCGGCGAAATCAAGGCCTGCAAAACCATGCGCGATTTGTACGACTCGGCGGCATTTCCTGAGCTCGCTATCGAGATTGAAAATCATCTGCTGAACGCGAATGCGAGGGTAGACTCAAAAAACTCCGAATAGCCTTTCACCTTATGGCGAAAGGCTACCATAACAGAAAGCCGGAGTTTTGGCGCAGCTTCCCTCCGGAGCGGGAGGAGATCGTTGGAGGAACGAAATCATTTCCAGGCTGGAAGATCAGGCGGCGCGATATTCCCGATTATCTCACGCCGGATCTCTATGATTGCCTGGATTTGTTCAATTGTTTCGAGCTGTTCGGGCTGCCGTTTGCCGGGGGATGGGCCGAGCAGCCGGCGCATGTTATCGACATTTTGTCGGCTTTGAAGGAAGAGGCGAGAAAGCTGAATGATCGCTGAAGAGCTGAAACTGGCCATCAAAAGCGAGGTTGCTCAGGCCACAAGCCAGCTGAAGGAATTCAACAAGACTCTCGACAAAAGCCACGGCGCGACAAAAAAAGCCGATTCGGCCATGGGCGCCTGGGCCAAGCGCATGCTCACCGGCGCCGGCATCGTCTATGCCTTCCGCCAGCTGGCCCGATCGGTAGAGGCCGGCCTGGAAGCCTACATGGAAGAGGAAAAAGCCTTGGCGAAGCTGTCCTCCGCTCTTCAGGCAACAGGCAACGCAGTCGGTTACAGCATGCAGGAGCTCAAAGGCTTCGCCGATCAAATGCAGGCCACAACGCGCTTTTCGAACGATGCCGTTATTGAGGCCCAGGGCCTTATGACGACATTCACGCAGGTAGGGCACGATGTTTTTCCGACCGCAATAAAAGCTGCGGCGGACATGAGCGATATGTTCGGCCAGGACCTGCAGCAGTCGGTTATCCAGCTGGGAACGGCGCTCAATGATCCGATCGCCGGCGTCGGGCGCTTGAAGCGGATCGGCATATCTTTTTCCGAGGATCAAAAGCAGCAGATCAAGCAGTTCATGGAAGCGAACGACGTTATGAGCGCCCAGAACGTGATCCTCAAGGAACTGCAGGTTGAATTCGGCGGCGTCGCGGAGCAAATGGGCCAAACGACATTCGGCAAGATCGAGCGGCTGAAAAACGCCTTCAGCGATCTGCAGAAGAATATGGGTAAAATTTCAGCCGAGCTTTTGACGCCGGTTGCCGAAGCGCTTTCGAGTTTTCTTTCGAAGCACGGGACCACGATTGTAGCCGTTTTCAAAAACATTCCCGGGATTGCCGCTGCAACGTTTCAGCTGGTAGTGAATATCATCAGGGAGCGCTCAAGTGGGATAACTTCAAGAAGATCATCGGTAATCTGGCTATTGGGCTTTTCAACGCCTTCAAAATAGCTATCGTGCGGCTGCCGCAGCTTTTTTACGATTTCGTCAACCTGGTCACGACTCCCATGCGGAATTTCGGCCAGTGGCTTATCAGCGTTTTTGACAACGCCTGGGGCAATATCAAAAACGCAGGCCTGGCCGCAATCAACTGGGTCCTTTCCGGGGGTGGGCTTTTCGGCGAAGGGCCCCTCAAAGGCCTGATCGATCGGCAGATGATTCCGCCCATCCAGGATTTCGGAGAAGTCTGGAATCAGACAATCACGGATATGGGCGAGCGAGGCGCTAAGCTTGTCACTGATACCGTGGGAGCGATCGGCGAGCTCGGCGCGGCATTCGGAGACGTGGCTGTCAATATCGCCGGCATTTTCCAGCCGCAGATACAGGCATATCTTGCCAACATCAACTCTATGGTTGCCACGACAAAAAAAGAGCTCGAAACAGTTGGGCCTACTCCTGCAGGCAGAGAAAAACCCAGTGAGGAGGAAATCGAAGCGGTCGTCGCTGCCATAGATGAAATGGAGGAAGCCGTCGGCCGTATGGGCGAAGGTACGGTTACGGCCGTTGAATTCTTGGCATGGCAAGCCGGCATGACGGTCGAAGAATACGAGAAGCTAAAAGCAGAAATTGAGGACGTCGCGAAGAGCGCCAACAGCGCCATGGGCGAGGCGGCGGTGTCGATAGCAACCGCCATGGGTAAGGCGGCCTCGAGCGGGGAAGATGCTTTTGAAGCCATGAAAAGTGCAGGGAAAGAAGCGATCGCGGGGATCCTCGACATGATTGCCCAACGGCTTCTCGTCGAAGCTGCAGAAGCGTTTGCGGCGGGCTTTGTGCCGCCTCCGATTGGCCTGGGGCCGGCCGGCTTTGCTGCGGCCGCGGGATTTACAGCTGCAGCGGCGCTTGCCGGCGTTGCAGCCGGCGCGGTACGCGGCATGGCGAAAGGCGGCGAATTTACTACCAAAGGTCCGGAGCTTTTAATGGTGGGCGATAATCCGGGCGGCCGAGAGAGGGTAGAAGTGACGCCGCAAAACTCGCCGGCGTCAAGGAAGATGCTGCATCTCACGATCAACATGGACAGCCGGCAGCTCTATAGCGGAATCCATGAGGCTACGGAAAACGGAGAAGTAATTATCGCGGCGAGGGCAGTGCGATGAGGATTGCATACGACAATTTGATTGACGACTATACTCTGACGCCTTCCAGCGAAGATGGCAGCTATCCTGTCGAAAACATCCAGGACACCAGGCTTTCTCGCGTTTTCCGGACTGATAGCGAAGTTTCCGATGTAACGATAGATATTGATCTGGGATCGGCCCAGGGCATCACCTGTTGCGCGATCCTGGCGCACAATATCACCTCCGGCGCTACAATCAAAATCCAGGCTGACGATAATGCTGGTTTTTCCAGCCCTGCAGAGGTTAGCCTGACGCATGCAGCCGGCATCATAGTGCATTTTTTCAGCAGTACGCCGAGCTACCGATACTGGCGTTTCTACATCGACGACGATTCGAATAGCGATGGATATATAGAGCTCGGCCGCCTATTTCTCGGCACATACCTCACTATTGATAATTCGTGCCTTCGGGAGCTTCCGGAAGAAGCGCTCGACACTTCCGTTGTCGACTATTCTCTCACAGGGCAGGCTTACGGTGACGAAGGCGATATCTTTCGCCGCTACGCTCTGCAGTTCCCATACTGGAGCAGCTCGATGCTCTCGAGCATCAAAACGTTTGTGGAAGCGGTAAAAAAATACGAGCCGTTCATTCTCGTAATAGATGAGGACAACACAGACAAAATCCTTCCCTGCTATTGCGTGAAAGAAGAAGATTCGATGTATACGCATATTTTCGATTATGCCTGGGAAGGATCCATGACATTTCGGGAGGTCGGGTAAATGGCAGGCGCAGAAATAGAGATGCCGGCCAACGGCGCAAGCGATTGGAGCGATTTTGTAACCCAGGTAGAACGCCAGCGTAAGGGATTTATGCAGATCTCGATCGATACAAGCTCCGGCACGGAAAAGGTAACAGCCGGCAGTGTGGTCGAAATCAACGGAAGCCTTTATCAGTTTACTTCGGACGAGGAGATCACAGGTAGCGGCAAACACATCCACTTCACCGTATCGGGAAGCTCGGTGACCGTCAGCCGCACGGACACGGATCCGAGCTGGGACGATGCAAAACAAGGATTTTATGACGGCAATGAGCGCTATGCCATCGGCGGAAACCGCAGCCTCGATATTGGGATGGTGGCGTTTTTTGTTTCGCAAGATCGCTTCGGCTGGCTGGCCTGCGACGGCTCGACAATCAGCAACGTGAGCAATCCTGAATACAGCTGGTTAATAGCCGTGCTGAAGGAGGAGATAGACGGCGACTCCGGCCATCCTTGCTATCACGCTGATTCGGACAAGGTGGTATTGCCCGACGGTCGAGGCTACGCGCTTCGAGGCAAGACGGGTAGCTCTGTGAGTAGCCGCGACATGGACGGTGATCGCGACGTGGGGCATTTCCAGGACGATGCGAATGCAGCGCATACTCATACGAAATCGCACTCTCACTCATTGTCAGGCACCGGGAATCACACGCATACGGTGCCAGGCCGCACAACCGGCGGCAGCGGCGCAAATGCGGCCAGCGTGCTGGACGGCTCAAGCACCGATGATATTGACGTGCCGTCTGGCGGAACTCATACACATACCGTATCGACCGATTCTGACCCGACGGGATCGTCCGGCAGCACTGAGGCCGTTATGAAAAATATTGCCATGCACATGATGATCAAGTATTGAGGGAGGCAACATGGTAACAATAGGCGCATACCAGCTGATTGAGGCAGCGAGAGCCGTAGATTGGGAGGCCGAAGCTATAAAGGTAACGCTCAAAGTTAATCCTGCCGCTGCGCCCGCGATGCGCGGCTATGATTCGGTGCGTATAAGTAACGCAGAAAATCCCGGCCTGTACAGTGCGTTGCAGGATGCAACGAGAGCGCAGGTAGAAGCATACGTTAAAACCAAGGCCGACGCCGGCGACATTAGCGATATCGCTGAAGCCGGATCGATGCTATATGAGCTATTTGCACCGTGAGCGTCTGGACTGATTTTCGAGACAAAATAGCATCTCGCAAAATCACGCTTTTCGAGATCGACGTTCCGGAGCTGCATACCTTTTTCCTGCCCGAAGAGGCGGGAATCTGGATGCTCAAGATCCGCGATTATCGCAAAGGCGTCTCCGGTTCTTTCAAAACGGGCGCTTTCTGTTTTGGCAATTTCAAGGGGGCATTCACAAGCCAGAATCTTGGATGGAACGATGCTGCCAAAATCGTCGGCAGCGTAATGGTTGATCAGGAGGCATACACAGAAGCGGCTTCGCTGGCCGATTGCCGTTCGACAGAGAAATCATTCTACTATGCCGGCGACACGACCCTTTATATTCATTTTGAGGACTGGAATCCGCCTCACGTTTTCCAGCGCATCGAGCTCGGTATTGTAAACGGATTTGCTACGCAGGACAGCTGGCAGGCGGATGTGTTCTACGAAGGCAGAATAAAGGCCACGCCGACCATAACCAAAAGCAAGGATCCCCTGTATTTCGGGTTGATTCGATACGGTGGCGGCACGGTAGAGCTGCTCAATAACGATGGGCATTTTGATGCGCTGATTCAAAATAACATTTTCGGGCAGCCTTGCCGGATCAAATTCGGCGGAGACGATCTGACTTATGCTCAGTATTACACAGTTTTCACGGGTTTTGTAGAAGATTACAAAATCGACAGCACCAGATTTCGCGTTCGGATTACGGATGAGCGGAAAAAACTGGCGCGCAATTTGCCTGTCAATGCTTTCGATGACACAACCTATCCGGACATAAAACCGCGCAATGTCGGAAAGTCAATTCCTATGGCCTACGGCGAAATTACGAATGCTCCGGTAATTTGCACCAATGAAGAAGAAAGCACGCCGGCCAATTACGCTTTCAAAATCGTCGACACAACGTATCACAGCATCAAGGAAATAACTCAGGTCTATGTTGAAGGTGAAGAGAAAACGCATTCGAATGAAAGCCTTGCCAACGCAACATTCACTTTGTCCACAAGCGATTACAGCCCCGGCGATACGGTAACAGTCGATTTCAAGGGCTATGACGATAGCGTCGGAAAGGATGGCAGCGGAACACTGATAGACAACCCGCTTGATATAATTGAGGACCTATTCTTAAACCACCTGGATATTACCTACGGTGCTTCAGAGTTCAATACCTCGGAATGGGCGACGGCCAAAGCGGCAGTCTACAACGTCGCGCTTTGGATCAAAGATCGGAAATCGATCATCGATCTCATTGAAAACATGAGCCTCAGTGTATTCGGCAATTTCATTGTCCAGGGTGATGGCCTATATACATTTCGCCTGACGGATAATAGCGCTGCGAGCTCAAAAACCATATTGCGCGATGAGCAGCTTACGGAACCGTCAGCCGAATATGACTCGACGGAGTTTCTTTCCTCTGTGATCGTGAAATACGACAAGGATCAGGATAGCGGAGACTATATCGAATATCCCGACACGTCGCGGGAGTCGGACGTCCACGACAACTACAAAACGTACCGAGAGAAAGAATTCGAGACGCTGCTGAAAGACGCTGCCGATGCTGCGACTCTGGCTAGCGCGATTTTGGATGAAATGGAAAGCATCAGGCCTGTTTTTCCTGTGGTAACCAAAACGCATGTGATCGATCTCGAGATTATGGACAACGTAACGGTACAGATTGATCGTAAATCTAGCGCCTGGTACGGCAACAATAAATGTGAGGTGGTCGGAATCAGCATCGATCTGGACGCCAATCGCGTGCAGCTCGATTGTAAATATATTGAGGCAGCATAAGTAAAAGGAGGCAGCAATGGACACTTCAGCGTGGGCGGTTCGTGATTGGATAGTGATTGTGACTCTTGTTCTAAACGTGGGCAGCATGTTTGGCGTGATCCGTTACGTACTCAAAACGGTCGAGCGCGATTTGGCTGACATCTTCACGAGGTTGCGTACGGTAGAGGCGCTGGCTGCCAAAAACGAGGGAAGGCTAAACGGCGCAAAAAAATAGGCAAATATTTTCCTGGGAGGGGAACGATGAAAAAACTCGCAATTCTTTTGGTGCTGCTCGCGCCACTGTTGATGGCGCAGGAAATCATCTACACGGACTTGGCAACGGTCGAATGGAATGCCGTTACCGAGTTTGCGAACGGCGATCCGATACCGGGGGATCACACAGTATCGTATGAGCTGTTTGTCTCAGACTATCCCGTGGTCGACGCGCAGAACCCGGCAGCACATACCAGTCTTGGCACGACTACGCTGACGACTATGGATGTGCCCGTGACATGGGACCAGCACCGGTCGGTAGGGATACGCACGATACTGACTCGGCCCGATTTGTCAGTAGCTTATAGCGGCATTAACTGGTCTGATGCGAACGGGGCTGAAACGCCGGACCCTTTTGTATATGTGGGCTTGCAACTCCCCGCCCGCCCACAGAGCTTAAGAACTCAGTAGGCGGGCAGGGTCAAATGGCTGAAACCGGCGGACTGTTTGTAATAAACGCGGAAACCGGCGACGAATCAGAATTTGATTCTGTCACCGAGAATGGGTCCTGGACTTTCGAAGCGTCAAGAGATGCCGAAGCGCATGGCACTTATGGTTTCAAGGTAACAGCCGACGGAGTAGATACAGGTGGCGCTTATGGCGTAAAGGCATTTACGGAAGTTGATGGCGACCTGTGGGTAAGAATTTATCTTTATGTAGATTCGGGGCTGACATTAGACGGCACTTACCAAGGCGTTTGGACCCTACAAATTTTTGATGGTGGCACGCTACTAGGCCGATTTGGCATACGTTCTGCTGGGACTACAACACCATCACAATGGCGTGGTTCGTGGCAGTATGCTGAATATGGCGATGATACAAACTTCAGCCTAGATGAATTTCATTATTTAGAAGCGCATTTCGTCCAGGATGCTTCAGTTGGCGGGACAGAGCTGTATGTTGACGGAGACCTTATTGCCTCTGATGTTAATCAGGACACTTCAGCTTATAATCCGGATTCAATCAGAGTGGGTCTTATTGGGCGCGCCTGCAATTCTGGCCATTTTGTTTACATCGATGACATAAAAGCAGACACATCGATAGCGGTAACAGGACTCGCACAGGTTGCATTTTCGTACAAAGCGGCCGGTTTGGCCTTCAGCTCGCTAAAGGCCGGCTTTGCCTTTAGCCCCAAAAAGGCTGGGGTCGCATTCACGGAGGAGTAGGCTATGACGGAACTGACAACAAAAGCAAAAGAAGAAAGCACCTATACAATTCAGGCCGTGATAACTGATGAAGACGACAATGCTTTGACGCCGAACAGCTTGACATGGACGCTCCTGGATCTCTACGGCAACGTGATTAATGAGCGCGAAGATGTCGAGCTAACGCCAGCATCAACCGTGAGCATAACAATGTCCGGCGAAGATCTCGCTGTCACAGCAGCCAGCGGCACGAAACGTCGCCTGCTGCTCGAGGGCGATTACGATTCCGATTATGGCGAGGGGTTGCCGCTCAAAGAGCAGGTTGAATTCGAAATCGAGGAGCTCGTTGGAATAAGTTAACAGTTTTCTGGGAGGGGAACTATGTGGGAAAAAGT